AGCATGAACTAATTTATGTATTTTATGAAAAATTACCCTTTTATGATTTAAGTTCTCATAAACATAAGTTTATTAAAAAAGAACCTGAACCTGAAGTAAAACAGATAGATAATAATAATTTATATCGTGGAGGAAAAGGAAAACCATTAAATATTAGACCAAAATATAGTAAAGATTATGATGGTAAAACTGCTTATGATCCACCATTACCAGTATCAGTTGTTAAAGAAGAAAAAACACAAATATCTAAAAAAAAAGAAAAAGATTTATATGGTGCTTCTAATGGTGGAACAATAGGTAATGTTCACGGAACTAATTATGATCCACCATTACCAACAAGTATGTTAGAAATTAAATCAACACGAGGTAAACACAGTACAGAGAAACCAGTAGCACTTATGGAGTGGATATTTAAATATTATTCAAAAGAAGGAGATACAGTATTAGATGCTACTATGGGTTCTGGCTCTACTGGTGTCGCATGTAAAAATATGAATAGAAATTTTATAGGTATTGAGAAAGATGCAGAAATATATGAGATCGCTGTTAATAGAATAGAAGATTAATCTATTATTATACAAATAATCTATTATTATACCTCTTTTATATTAAAAATACTCCATTAATCTATTATTTTACCTATTTAGACACTTAAAGAGACATTAATTTTAAAATTAATACTTCTTTATATAGTAAAAACAGCATAATTTAAGATTATTACCCTTTTTTTATGTTATTTTATGTATAATATTAGATTATAAGGTATTTAAACAATTATTATTTATATATAAGTATATATAAAATGAATACTCCTCAATTGAACTTTGATATGATTTCAAAAATTCTAAATATGAGAATGAAAATTAAAAAGAAAGAAAGAGAAGATAAAGAAATGCATATGGATAAATTTATTGAAGTTGAAAATGAAATCTTACAACTGTTTATAAAAGAAACAGCTGTATATAGTGATCCATATACTCAAATAAAAGATAATGTTTATTATAATTATAAAGAAGTTTTAGAAGATTTAAAATGTTATTAATATATAAAAGATATATTTTATATATATATACAAATAGATAAAATGATTAAACAAGGTAAACAAGGTTCATACAATATTTTTTATAAAAATTTATTCATGAGTTCATATCCTCTACATAATACACGAATGATTGAAGGATATAATAATCAAGGTATAGTATTAATCGAACAATCATTAAGAATTAATAAATCTCTTAAGGAACAAATAAAACTATATAAAATATTTTGTGAACTTATATATAATAAAAAAAAGAATAAGGAGAAAATATGCACAGACGATCATAAATGTTTTCTTAATTGTTTTCTCGCATTAATGAAATTAAATGTTATTCAAGAAGATAATGAAAATGGTATATTAATTATGGGTCGAAAGAAATAATTTATTCTTCTTCTTTTTTAACATAACTATTTAGTGCGACAGCTTTAGAATGTCCCATTACTTTATTATCTTTTTCTAATTCTTCTTTCATCTCTCCATACTTACTGGATAGATAAATTTTTCTTAACATAGTTGTACTGATGGCTTTACCCATATACTTCTTACTTGTCTTAATTAATAATTGTGTTAATGCATTTCGAGTTAATGGATTACCGGTAGAAGTTTTAAATAAAACTCCCATACCATTTACTTTGAGATAATATCTTAATAGTTTCTGTAAATCTTTATCTATATCAATTCTCAACTCTTCATATTTTCTCGCAGTCTTATATTTATTTAATACAAAAAACATATTACCTTTTTCAAGAACTAAATAATTATTCTCTTTCTTTTCTTTTTCACTTAATTTATTATAAGCTCTTTTAGTTATTGTAGACATACCAGCTAGATCATTTCTCATAGGTAATTTTCTATAGATAGAAAAGATTGTATATACTTGTAGTAATGCTTTCTCTTTTTTACTTAATTCTTTCTTCTTCTTTAATTTCATGTCTCTCATTTCATTCTCCATAGTATTTAACATTTTATCCACTTCTTCTATATCTGTAAAATTCGCTTTCTGTTTATCACTAATAACACCACTATTATTTTGTTCTGTATACTTATCATTTAATTCGTCTCTAACTTTACCATATACTTCTACTAACTTATCTACTTTATTATCTTCTTTATTTAATGTTCTAAATGAATTCAATAAAACTATAATGGCGTTATAATGATTTCGTTGACTTGTAAAATGTAAGTCTTTTATTTTCTCTTTTACTTCTTCTGGTTTACTTAAAAATGAAAAGTCTTTCGTATCGAATAACTTTCTTAATTTATTGAGGTTAGTTAAATATTGTTTTATTGTAGTATCTTTAATTGTAGGTCTCGCTTCTTTAATGAGTTCTTCTGGTTCAGTAATATCTATTTTCATTATTATATAATAAAGATAGATTATTATTTTTAAATTAAATTTAAAAAAAAGGTATAATTATTGATTATTTTTTTTATAGATTGTTTTTCTGCATACAGCACATTCACTTATTTTACTTAAACAAGTTTCACAATATTTATGTCCACAAGAACTAAATTTCATAGTATCTTTATTTATCTCTTCAAAACAGATAGGACATTCAACAGTCTTCTTTAATTGTGAATATAATTCTTTCATTTCAGTTTCAACGAATTCTGGTAGAATTTCTTTTGTTTTACTTTCACTTTCTTTCTCTATCATATCATTAATGGTTTTCATATATCCTATATGTAATCCATGATTTAAGGTTTCACTTGCATAAAACATAGCCCAGCCGACTTTTGTTTTTCTAATAAAACTTTCATATTGTTTTTTACTCATAGTGATTGTTTCACTCATTTTATTCTTTATATATATATATAGAAAAAAACTTTTATATATTTTCACAAAAAATTTGTAGACACTTTTTTAGAATATTTTAGTGATTATACTAAATTAGTGTCTATTAAATTTAGACAAAATAACTATCCATATATCCATTCTTAATTGTGGCGATTTTTTTAAGAGCAGTCCATACGAAAAGGGTGCTGTCTTCTTCACCAGTAATATCGCTGGTATAGGTTAGGGTAATACCTTGATTATTTACCCTTTCACCTCTATCTATTTTAAAGGCATTATAACAGAACCTACGAGCGAAACTTACAGACTGATTATTACCTTGAATACCAGCGACAGAAATACTCGGCACTTGGAAAGGAGAATAATAGGCTTTAGGGACATGAGGTTCACTACCGAGACCTTCTGCTCTACCAGTTTCACGGAAAATAACAGAAAGATTGTCTAAATCAGTTGCATATTTATCCCTATCATTATATCTAATATTAGTCTTTAATTTTCTGGCTGGTTGATTAGGTCCTTGAGAATAGAACTGATTAGTTAATAGTTCTTCTGGTTGTGTACCAGCACCGAAAGTAGTGTTTTCAAGGGCACAAATAACTCTATCAACCATACGACCAGCTCCACCGATATTCTGGTCAAAACCAGTAGCGAATTGAGCCGCCGTCCCAGTCCTACGAGTGCACCGATAATCAACATAACCGAACTGTAAATCACTACCTTTACCTCTGCGGTATTTCTCCATAGTTTCGCCGTCATAATAGATAGTATCATAAACCAGAACATTCTTACCATTATCTTTATCTAAGGGAAATTCAGCGTCGAGTTGGGCGGCACTATCATTACACATTCTAACACTTTTAGCGTCATTTGTAGAAATTTCTATGTGGACTTGATCTTCAATTAAATAAAGGGGGAGATTATTACCATTAAAAATGTCGAACAAATCACCGAGATAAATAGAATAAGAAGAGAAATCTTCGTCCTTAGCGTCGTCAACAATAGAACAAGGGAGTAATGAATAATCAACTCCTCCTATACCATTAACAGCTACTTTTGCATTTCTCCCAGTATCAATTGCGAAAGTAGAACTTACTTTAGAAGCTACATCTCCAGCAGAATATTCTGGCTGGTAAGAAATGCACCGAGCAGTAAGGTAATACTCACGCTCACGGTTATTTTCTGGGGTTAAAAATACACTTCTGTATCCTTGCAGTCTGGCGAATTCTTGTGTTTCACATAGAGTTCTATTACCGACTTTAAGAACAGCTCTATCAATTACAGAGTTAATACCGATATTAAGAGGAGGAAAGAAATTACCGGTTTTAGCCACTCCGGTCGGCACAGTACCTAATTGAATTTGTAGTTTCGACTGGTGAGACAAAAACCCCTTTTTTTGTAGAGTAAATCTCATGAAATCGTCAGTAAAAACAACTGGGCGTAGTGTATCAGTTTCGATACGCATTTCATAGTTAAAAGGGATTTCATTTGCTTTAGCGAGATCTGGTGTATCGTCGTCTTCTTGAACAGCTTGAGCAGAACTCATTACTTCAGTAGGCATATTTATAATACTTATTATATATAAAACTTATAAAAATAAATTTTTAAAAAAATAAGGTATACAAAAAAAGTAATTTTAACAAAAATATTATATTATATATAGTATAAATGTATATTCATAAAACCCATAGTAAGAAAAACCTTCGAGATTTGTTCAAAGAATTAGGATATGATTTAAATTCTGCATTAAATAAAAGAGAATTAATAATCAAGATAAAAGATTTATTAAATAATAATTTTAAATTAAATCCAGATAATTCTTATAATATTCGAGATATAAATGATTTAGTATATTATTTATCTAAACCGAATTATAATGAAAAAATATCAATTGAAAAAAAGAAAGAAATAATGTTAAGATCTAAAAAAATAATTCAGTTTGCGAAAAATGGATATAATTTAGATAATTCACTTTATAATAATATTAGTGAAGTTCATAGTGATACTGTTTATATTTCTGGTTATGGATATTTACCCACAGTTAGAAGAGCATGTAATTTATATAATAAATGTCTTTATAAAGTAGATCATATTAATCCTATTATACCAGTTAGAATACAAAAAGAATTAGAACAAAATAAAATAGTTAAAAAAACACAACTTAATAATCTTAAAATAAAACACGGAAAAATAATAGTAAGTTTTGATTAAATCTTTTTAAAGTATTTAGTCTCTACATGTATACATTTATTAAATTCGTCTTTACCTCTATCACAACGCCCAGACATTTTAGTAGTGTATGGACTTGAATTATGCTCCCAGTAATATAATCCATTATTTAAGCTGAATAAATAATATATTTTTAATTCTGGATTATTTTTTAATAATTGTTCACCTTTAAGAAATTTATTATAGCCGAACATTAAAGTAGGATATTGATTGAAATTAATTCTTCTTGTTTTTAATTCAATAAACATATTATCATTATAAAAATCAAATTCAAAATATCTACCATAATTCGCATTATCTCTAGTTCTTTTTAAATCTGGATATTTTATGCATAAAAACTTATATATTCTTTCTTCATTATTTTCACCGAAATTTAGATCATCTAATTTTATATCATTAAATAATTTATTCATTATATACTTATAATTAGAAAAAAATTTTAGAAGAATACAACGCATTATTTACCCACTTTTTTTAATGCTATATTATGTGCTTGTGTAAAGGTTTTACCACTTAACATTTCTTTTCTCATAGTATCCATGTGTCTTTTTGTATGGTGTTCTTTATGTCTTTTTAATGTATCTTCTTGTCTCTTGGTTAATTTTTTTTCACCATTCTTTTTTAAATGGACTTTATCTATCTTATATGCTTTTGATTGTGGATTTATACTTGCATATACTCTCGCCATAGCCCACTGCTCCGCCGACTTAACTTGTGGTCTTACTGATTGTGGATTTGTTTTATATGCTCCTATCCCTTTATTATATATTGTTTTTAATCCTTTCATTTCATAACCAGATAATTTACTAATCTCTTTTAATGAATTAGATTTATTTAATGGTTGATTATGTTTTTTATTAAATTTTTGTTTAAATGTAGACATTCTTATATATTTAATAATATTTCTTTTTTTTGAATAAAATTTATGAAATAACTTCAATACCGTCTTTATTGTAAGATAAGGTCTGTTTCGCTTTAACAAATAGGAAAGAACTGGTAGGGTTTGCGTCATCTAAATCAGTATCCATTTGTAGAGTAAAGGCTTCAGTTCTAAAATCTACTCCATCGCTGTCGAGCATATCATAAAGGACACCTACACCATAGGTCGCAGAACCTTCTGGAATTGTGGAGTAAGATGCTGGAAGACCGGTAAACAAGCGATTAGTATTGTTAGGTGAAATAGAACAACGGCGGTGTAGGTGTTCTGGAATAAGTGCCGAAGTGAAATATTTATTAACTTGGGGATCAATATTAGGGCAGTCGTCTCCGTCCACATTTGTCTCAACGACAAAATGATAGGGGAAACGCTCTCCCATTTTCAAGAATGAAGTAGAATTAATATCAGCCCTCTCACCAGTCCCACCACCAGTTATAGATTTAGTGGGGAAATAAGTTAGAAAACCATTCTGGGCACGATTATTTAGATAAGAAGAAGGCACAAAATTTATGAATGCAGAAATAACCCTCGATAAACCTAAATGGAAATTTACAATCGAAGTAGTGCTTTCTAATGTAGTCATGTATGAAGAAATGGAATTGAAATTAAATACTCCACTTGTTTCTCTACGAAGTGCTACTAATTCTTCTGGT